ATGAGCACCTGGTACACCGCCCAGGCACTGGCCGGATTGGTTGGCATGCCCGCTTACCCCGATGGTGTGCGCAAAAAGGCCGAGCGTGAAGAATGGCAAAGCCGCAAGCGCGAGAAAGGCAAAGGGGCTGAATACCACATTGGCTCACTGCCGATTGAAACCCGCCGTTACCTGGCAGAACAAGCCGTGGCCGCACAAGGTCATGCGGTGACCGATCATGCAGCAGGTGGCAAGGCTATGGCCAAGTTGCTGGCGCGTGAGGTGCCGGTCAAACCGGAGGCAGGCCGTAAATTGCTGACTTTGGGGGAGGGGGCTCGCCAGAAGGTCGATGCCAGACTGCTCATCCTGCAGGCCGCTGATATCTTCTTGGCCCCCTATCACGCCTGCCAGCAAGGGGAGGTGGGTCGCCGCGCCTTTATCGAGGCATACCGCGCCCGCACTCTCGCCCTGCCTGTCAGCGTTTATGAAAGGCAAAAGCCATTCAGTCTGATCACCCTGCGCCGCTGGCAAAGTGCGCTGGCGGATGAAGGCCCCGCAGCTCTGGCTGGCAACTATCAGCGGGAGCGGCCATCAACCGTCGAGCAGAGCCCGGATCTGGCCCAGTTTCTCACCGCGCTGGTCACCACCAAGCCCCATCTGGCCAACAAGTGGGGGGCGCTGCACGAACTGGCCAGCCAATACAGCGACATGAATCAGCTGGGATGGCAGATCCCCAGCCAATCCTCCTTGCGTCGCTGGATGGTGAAATGGTTGGCAGAGAACAAGGTGGCCTTTACCTATACAACCAACCCGGATGCCTACAACAACAAATACCGCAGCGCGATCGAGGAGATGTACCCCTGGATGGCCCAGCCCAACGACGTCTGGGAGTTCGATAGCACCCCGGTCGATGCCATGTTGGTGGATGGTCGTCACAGCATCATCGCAGTGATCGACGTGTATACCCGTCGTGTTCGTCTGCTGGTGGCCAAGAGCTCATCGAGCGAGGGGATCTGCCTGCTGCTGCGCAAGACCCTGCTGGCCTGGGGCACGCTCAACGATAACGGCGTGATGCGCACTGATAACGGCTCTGATTACGTGAGCCAGCGGGTCATGTCCATCTGCACTCTGCTCGGTATGAGCGTCAGCCGCTCCAACGCCTACTCGGGGTGGGAGAAACCCCATATCGAACGGTTTTTCCGCACCCTGAGCCACGGCCTGATCGAGCTGTTGCCCTCCTATATCGGCCACTGCGTGGCAGACCGTCAGGTGATCGAGGCGCGCAAGAGCTTTGCCCAGCGGCTGGAGGAGAAGCGCAAACCGGATGCGCAAAAAGAGATTTACGAGCTGGCCATGACGGCCGCCGAACTGCAAACCCTGCTCGATAACTGGCTCGATGCCCGTTACCACAACCGCAAGCACAGTGCCCTCGGGGTCAGCCCCAATGAAAAGTACCAGCTGGCCCGTTATCAGCGCCGCGCCATCCCCGATGAAGCTGCGCTGGATCTGCTGCTCAACCATATCGGCGAGGCGACCGTCTCCAAAGGCTTTATCAAGGCCGGTGGCCTCAAATACAGCGCCCCCGAACTGCTGGAGCACAACTGGAAGAGCCAGCGGGTCAGCGTCTTTCTCGATCCGTGCGATGTGGGCCGCGCCATCTTGTACCGCACCGGCGATTGGAACGAGCGGATCGAGGCCATCAACATCGACCTGCTGGGCAATGGCATCAGCCCCGATGCCTTCCGGGCGGCCAAAAAAGCCGATGCCAAGGCGTTGGCCAGTTTTCGCCGCGAGATGCGCAACCTTGCCAAAACCTTTGGCATCGACCAGCTCCATCAGGATGTGGTGCGCCACTTCGTCGATCAGGCCAAGGGTATTGAAGCGTTCAGCCGGCGTGATCTCACCCTCGATAACCCGGCATTGGCCGCGCTCACCGGGGTCTCAACGCCCGCTGAACCCGCCCGTTTCAATGCGGCAGAACTGGCCGCCATAGAAGCCAGACGAGAAGCGAAGGCGCAGCGGGCGCAAGCCAGCGCAGGGCAGGAATCGAGAGCACTCAAGACCGAGTACGAGCAAGCCATCTATCTGGCAGAGCGGGAGCTGGATACCCCGCTGACAGAGCGGGAGAAGGAGTGGCTGACCCGATACCTCTACAGCCACAAGCTGATGGCAAAACGCATTAACCGCCATCTGGATGAAGTTCGGGCTACCCGCCGCACCCAGGCAAAAGGTTAGCGAGTAGCCCGAAAAGGCCCAAAAACAAAGGACAAACCCACTATGAAACACAAGATCGTTGAAGTCAAAAACATGATCAAGACCGAGCAGCTGCTCGACAACTTGCTCAACCGCTCCAGCATCGTGCCGGGCATTGGTCTGATCCATGGCCCCTCCGGCTTTGGCAAGACCACCGCCGTGGAATGGCTGTTCAACCAGGACGAAGTGAACGGCATCTATGTCCGCTGCTACAAGGCCGACACGGTGACCAGCCTGCTGGAACAGATTGCCAAAGAGATCGGTATTCCCCAGCGCCACAACCTGCGTGCTCAGGTCGATAGCATCATCGAATCCGTGCGCGCCGAAGAGCTGGCCATCTTCGTGGACGAGGCCGATTACGTGGTCGGCAATGCCCGCATCATGGAGACCCTGCGCGATATCTACGATGCCACCGAACAACCCCTGATCCTGGTCGGGATGGAAGAGATTGCCCGTCGGATCAGCCAGCGCAAGCAGCTGTTTAACCGCATCTCCCAGTGGATCGAATTCAAACCGGCCGATCTCGATGACGTGTCCCTGATTGCCAGCGAAATGCTGGAGGTGGACGTGGAGATCGACGATGCACTGCTGGATCTGATCCGCAAGCGTTCCAATGGCGTGGTGCGCACCATCGTCTCGGCCCTCGACAAGATTGAAAAAATGGCGATGGCCTCTGATGCCCGGATTATCCGGCTGGAGGACGTTGACGCCAGCGAGCTGCTCCATGACGTGCGTCGCAGCCGCTAGCCGTCAGGCTACAGCCAATAAAAACAAAGCACGGGAGGGATTCCAGTGGTTGATACAAAAGCAACGCTAATGACGTTGCAAGCCTGGGAATGGATGTGCCAGCAAGAGACTTTTCTGATCAAGGACGTGATCGCCGTGACGGGAATGTCGGAGGCACATATCTACAAGGTCGTGCGTGACTGGTTGGCCGCTGGCCACCTCATTAAACACCCGGACGGCGTGGTATCCCGCCCGGCCTATTTCAAAGTGGTTAGCGCCCAATACGTGCCACCGATTGGCAAAAGCAGTGGCCAGAAGCGGCCAAAATGCCGGAACAAGCGCAAAACCAATCAACAGAAAATGTGGAACACCATGAAGATCAGCCGCTTCTTCACCCTGACAGACCTGATGCTGACGGCAGAGACGGGTCAGAAACAAGCCTGGTTTTACACCGATAGGTTGGTGAAAGCCGGTTACGTCAAAGTTCTGTTCAAAGTTGACAGTTTGCTGCCTGTTCCCGCCAGACACGGCCTGACAGGACGCTATCAGCTGGTCAGGGATACAGGCCGTTATGCCCCGCTGTGTCGTGACCATGGTTGCTGGGATCAAAACCAGCAGCAGTTATACCCGTTCCAACGGGAGGAGGAGACACATGGAAACGTGGCTTGAGGTGTTGCAGGCCGAAGTGGCGGCCAGCTCGCTGGCCCAGGTGGCCGAGAAGCTTGGGCTCTCTCGCACCACCATCAGCCAGGTCTGCAACGAAAAGTATCCCGGCGATATGGCAAGGGTACAGACCCTGGTGGAAGGGGCACTGATGGGCAACAAAGTGAGGTGCCCCATCCTGGGGGATATCCCGGCGCATCAGTGTCTCGCTCACCAACGCCGTGGCCCGAGCGAAGTGGGCAGCAGTCCGATGGATATCAAGCTCTGGAAGGCATGCCGCAGCGGTTGCCCCCATAGCCAGCTGACCGAGGCGCAGCAACTGCGCCGCCCGATGCGGTTATCGGTAGAGCAGGGCAAAGGGTCGCAGAAAATGGCTCGCTATGACGCCGAGGCAACCCTCTCCAGATTGCGCCGTCAGGCTAAAAGCGATGGCGACAATGCCAGCAGCAGCCTGCGCATTCTAAGTGAACTGCTGGCCGAAGAGCTGAAAATCATGGCCATCAAATACAACCGGCTGCTCGACAAGCAAGAAGGCAAATAAGGGTTGGCAGGGCTCTTTCGCGGTGGGCCCGGTGACGAGATCACAAGGAGAACGGGATGAAAAAGTATCTGCACAGCAATTTGCAAAAGACCGCCGAGCAACTCAGCCACTGGCTGACGGCCAAGGGATATGACGTTCGCACCAGTCGGGTTTGCCATACCCCGCTGCTGGCGGTTACCGGGCCACTGCCCAAAGAGATGCAGGCGCGCGCCGTGTTGAGCCGTGAATGTCTGGAGGGCGTGGTGCGTGAAGTTGCCCTGGCGCGCTTTGGCGGGTGCCTGCTGCACTGGCGCCAAGAATCCTGAAACCGGCAAGGGGGATGAGATGAGCAAGATCCAGCTTGAGATAGAAGACGAGGCGCTGGCGCGGGTGGTACTGCGCCAGTTACCCAAGTTTCTCGAATTCTGCAGCGCGACCCACCAAGAGGAGCTGGCGAGCGCGACAACAGAGCAGTACAGCGCCGTGATGTGCCCTCCGGTGCCTGGCAGCAACAAGATCCATTAAGGAGAAGCCCATGCAAGAAGCACAAACCAGCAGTACCACCCCGATGCGCCAGAACGCTCAGGGGCACTGGGTACCGGAAAGCCTGATCGCCCCGGCAGACAAGCTGCGCGATGAAGTGGTGCTGGCCATTATCGCTGCTGCCCGCGAGCAGCGCGCACAGCTGGCTGCCTTCAAGATTGGCGCCATGCAACAGATCGCCGACTTTGTGGATCTCTCCGCCGAGCAGTACGGCGTGGCATGGGGCGGTACCAAGGGCAACGTGACCCTGCTCAGTTTTGATGGCCGTTACAAGCTTATTCGGGCGGTGGGGGAGCACCGCAAATTTGATGAACGGATCCAGGCCGGCAAAGCGCTGATTGACCAGTGCATCGCCCGCTGGAGCGATGGCGCTAGCAGCGAGATCCGAGCCCTGGTAGACCATGCCTTTCGGGTATCCAAGAGCGGTCATATCGACGTAAATCAGGTGCTCTCCCTGCGCCAGCTCAATATCGATGACCCGGATTGGCTGTTGGCCATGCAAGCTGCTGTCGATGCCATCCAGGTGACCGGTACCAGCCAATATCTGCGGCTCTATGAGCGTGACGCCCACGGGCGTTACATCCAGATGAGCCTGGATCTGGCCAAGTTGTGAAGGAGGGATACGCGGTGGAAATCAACGTGGAAAAAGCCGAAGAGCAACTGCTGCTCTGTGAGCAGATCACCGAAACCGAGGGCACCTGTTACCCCGACGACACCTATGAAGATGGCATCAAGGCCGCCCTGCTCTGGGCGCTGGGGCTGGGGCCTGCCCCCCTCAATGCCGAGGAGTATCAAGGGGTGACGCCACTGCAGTTCGAGTAATGGCCCGCTGCGAAACAGGGCGGCAATGCCGCCTTGTCTACCCGGTGTGGTGGCCGGGTACTGATGAGCAACCAAACGATCTGGGCCCAGGTCTTCACCGTCTTGATACAAGGAGCACGGCGATGACCAAAACAGAGATGGATATTCGACTTACCAAGATATTCAGCAGCGCAGCCATTGCACTGGTTGCGGCTGAGAAACGGGCTGTGTGCAAACAGCTCAAGCAGTTTGATAAAGAGGCGCGAGCCCGTGGCTTTCATGCACTGGCCGGAGAAGCCTGCCAGATGCGCTGGCAACTGGTGGCCGAACTGCAGCAGGCCAAATCGGCCAGAGATGGTGGTGGGGTACACGAAACCGGGGATCGCCATGGCCATCTATAGCCCCCTGCTGGCCCCCCATATTCTGGCTCGCCGCCTGCAAAGCGGTCGGGCCTGCATCACCGAACTGGGGCTGGAGCAGCGCTGCCCCCGTTGTGGCGAGTTCTGGCCATGGGATACCGAGTTTTTCGGTGTGGCGAGCGATGCCACCCGGCTCTCCAGCTGGTGTCGGGGGTGCCTCAATGAGCACTACCAACAGCTGAGAGTGGCCGGGCGGCACTATGACAGTAAGGCGGAACGGTAAATGGACAAGCGCAACAGATTGATCCGGCTGGTACAGGTGGGGCGCCGTGTGTTGGCGCTCGATGACGAGTGTTACCGCGACCTGTTGGCCAGCCATACAGGCAAGCGTAGCGCCGCCCTGTTGAACGAACAGGAGCTGGAACAGGTGCTGGCTGCCTTCAAAGCCGCTGGCTTTATTCCCAAGCCCGTTCGCCAGCAGGTTCACAAACGGTTAAGTCCTGCGGCCGGTAGTCATCTCAGGGTCAATGAAATTGCCAAGATCAGGGCCATCTGGTGCGAGATGGCCCGCCTTGGCATCGTCAGGGATGGTTCGGAAACCGCATTAAACCACTGGGTACAACGGATGACGGCCCGTTTAAACGGTGGGGTAGGGGTGGCCGAGGTGGGCTGGCTGGCTGCGCCTCTGGCCGTCAAAGTGCTGGAGGCGCTGAAAAAGTGGAGCAGTCGTACCTGAGTTAATCAGGAATACGTCCTGCTTTTTCTAGCCGAGCCAGAGTGATCATTACCCCTTTGACCAAGATGATCAGGCCAACTACTGCTGAGGCGACCCAGATTATTTGCAATATATCGATCATCCCATCTCGCATCGGGCCTTGAGCTGGAAGGTTGCTGATTAAGAACGCAGGGAAAATGGCCAACCCAAAGGCAATGATAAAAGCAATGACCGCAGGCCATAGAGCATAGGGGTCTCGCTGGCTTTTCGCCGTTAGATCCAGCAGCCATTCAACCAATCGTTCGCTCCATTTCATTCGTCTCAATCTCCCTTTGATAACGAGGGACTCAGTATGCGCTAAAAAATGTGCGCATAAAATGGCCTGTGTTCTAATCGGCGCACCGCATTTTCTGTTTTGCCGGGGGAGTCATGGAACAAAATCAGGATCTCTTTGCCGATGATCACGCCTCACTGGGGCAACTGGTTGATCGCCTCGACCAGATCCTGGCCTCCGAGCTGACGGCCAAATGGCCCAAGGCCCTGAGCGAACTGGTTGATGTGCTGTCCTGCGAATTGGTCAGAGGGGGGATGGAGCAGGAGCTTGCCAAGGCTCAGGCCCGCAAGTTGGCGCTGGTACAGGCCCATTATATGGGGGGGCGAGCTTACTACATCCCCACGGGGGATCATCTCAAGGCCGCTCTGCGTGATCGGGCCATCTGGGATGAGTTCAATGGGCGAAATATCGACCAACTTGCCCGCAAGCACGGGCTGTCGGTGCCACAGACCTATGCGGTGGTGGCTGAACAGCGGGAGTTGATGCGACGACGAATACAGCAAGAACTGTTTTAGATATCACCAAAGACCTCACATTGATGAGGTCTTTTGATATCGGGTAATGCCTCCGATCGGTCGAGCTGATATGATGGGTGCCTTTGAGACTCATAGCTTCATGGCATCCATCCCCGTTCACTGCCCTCGTTGCAACTCTGACCACGTATATCGCCATGGCAAGACCCCTTCCGGCCATGTTCGCTATCGTTGCCCCGTCTGTCCGCACGTGTTTCAGCTCACCTACACCTATGAAGCCCGCAAGCCTGGCGTCAAAGACAAGATTGTTGATATGGCGTTCAACGGCTCAGGTGTTCGTGATACTGCTCGCGTCCTCAAGATTGGCATCAACACCGTCATACGTGCCCTAAAAAACTCACCCCAAGGCAAGTAACCTCCGAAAAGGTGGTGCTCGATGACGTGGCGCTTATCTGTGAACTTGATGAGCAGTGGGCCTATGTCGGCAATAAACAGCATCGACATTGGCTTTGGTATGCCTTTGATACCAAGAGAAAACGAGTCGTGGCATATACCTTTGGCCCACGCAACGATGAGACATGCCGTCGGTTGCTGAGCCTGCTTTCTCCGTTCCAGATAGGCTTTATCACCAGTGATGATTGGGGAGGCTATGCCAGAGAGGTGCCGAACGAGATGCATCTGACCGGGAAGATATTCACCCAGCTGTATGGAGATGGTATTCACCTGACAGTTGCCCACAAAAGGGAGTGGTCATACGGCTTCAAACCGGATAACAAAACGGTACCCCTACCGTGTTATCTGGAGTCACCGTATGACCACCAACGAGAAAGTAGCACGTCGCAAACTCAGCCTGCTAGAACTCGCCAAAGAGCTCAATAACGTCAGCAAAGCCTGCAAGCTCATCGGCTATAGTCGTCAGCAGTTCTACGAAATCCGTCGTAATTACCAGACCTATGGCGCCGAGGGCTTGCTCGACAAATTGCCGGGCTGTAAAGGGGCTCATCCCAATCGGGTTGCGCCCGAGATTGAACAGGCCATCCTCGATTACTCCCTCACCAGACCAACTCAAGGCCCGCTGCGGGTCGCGCAAGAACTGGCTCTGCAAGGCATCAATGTCAGTGCGGGCGGTGTGCGTGGCGTGTGGCAACGGCATGACTTGCTCTCCAAACACGACCGCTTGTTGCGCCTCGAGAAAACCCACCGGGAGCAGACTATTGAGCTCAATGACGAGCAAATTCGCCTGCTCGAGCGCTTCAGCCCCGAGTTTCGCGAACGCCAGATTGAGGTTCACTACACCGGGGAACTGGTGGCGGTCGACACCTTCTTCGTCGGCGCGCTCAAGGGGGTTGGTAAGGTGTATCTGCAAACCGTGCTGGACTGCTACAGTCGCCACGCCTGGGGGCGGCTCTACACCAGCAAGCTACCGGTGACCTCGGTCCATGTGCTCAATGAAACGGTACTGCCGTTTTTCGAAGCCCACGAGGCACGGGTCTATACCATCTTGTCGGACAACGGGCGCGAGTTCTGTGGACGACCTGACCAGCATCCCTACGAGCTGTTCCTGCAACTGGAGGGGATTGAGCACCGGACAACCAAGGTGCGCAGGCCGCAGAGCAACGGCTTTATCGAGCGGCTGCATCGCACACTGCTGGATGAACACTTCCGTATCAAGGGGAGAACGACCTGGTATGAGTCGGTAGAGCAGATGCAGACAGACCTGGATAGCTATCTGGAACACTACAACACCCAGCGGCCACATCAGGGCAGGATGATGGAGGGTCAGACCCCCTACAGCATGTTCAAGAAGGGTCTGAAATTGATACCGAAGGAAGTGCGCACTAAAGTAGCGTAAACAAGACACCGGTTTGAGGCCGGTGTCAGGCGATAACTAGATCTGTACAGTCAGATGCACTATACTGTTCTGCTAACGAGATGAGCCGGTTATTTGTGATTTCTAAACATCTATGAGAAAGACGAATGTTGAAGCACTCAATAAGTGGTTGCGTTTTTGCTTCTTTCGTTTGATTTAATTCAAAATGAGACTTCGATGCGGCTTTTTTGATCAATTCAAAGGCCATTTTTGTTATGGATTCATTTATCCCTGACACTATCAAATCATCCATATACAAGCTGATACGCACATAACCAGTTCGATGTAATCTCTCTATCACTGTTCCTAAATGGCTACGATGTAAACAAATGGATGCCAATAGAGGAGACTGAACAAATCCATAGGGCAGACAATGGCTATAGCTTTGCCCATTCGATACAGGGACTGTTGACTTTTTGGCTATATCTCTAGCGATCGGATAGCTGAGGATATCTTTTAGACTTCGAGTAATGCGGGTACGGCTGATGCTACCAAAGAAGTTTCTTATATCAAGATGGGCGAAAAAACGGTCATCAACATGATGTTGTAAAGCAGCTAAATGACCACCTGATTGAAGATGAAAGTAATATCGGGGGCAACGATAGCGCTTTAGTAATTCATCGTGAATCCGTCGGCCATAGTCAGCAACTTGTTTTGTGGGAACATAGACCCAGGAGCCAGGTTTTACCTCAAACTTTACAGTCCATCTTGGCTCGTTCACAACTTCTGATAATTCCTAAAAGGTAGTTTGAAGCCATGTTAATGAGAGTGATGAGACCAATACCAAAAGCAATCATTGCACCGAGAAGAAGATAGACTTCTTTCACAAGAACAACAATGCTGGTGGCAAGCTCGATACGCTCCTTAACTAGGCCGTAGTCAGATGGTTTTTTCATAACTACGTCCCTCCACATACGCACTCGACGGGTCCTAGCGCAAAGCGCATGGCTTAAACTAACCGGCAACTCGTGGACCCCATAGACCCCATGGAACCATTGGGACTAGTGGGACACGTGGCGAGTCGCAAGGCATCACAACGTGACTAGTGGATCGCTAAACCCCTCGGCGAGCGGGAGCCTAACGTCGAGTGACGCTCAGATGATACGAGTGTACCGTTTGGGACGCAATACTCTTTAATCCACCATAAACCCTTAATCCTCCTAATGAATTTCAAAATGGGAGCTATCGCACTTTAACGAGATAGCCCCATGTCCACCTCAACCACCCTCAAACTAGCTCTAGAGTTGGCGGCCAAGGTCACTGGTCGGGAAGACCTGGCCGCCTTGGCGGGTGAGGTGCAGGAGCTGGGCCCGATCTCGGACGAGACGGCCGCCGAAACGGCGCAGCTGGCTGAAACCCTCGAATCGTTAAGCCGCCAGCAGACACTGATCCAGCAGTTCAATGACTCCAAAGCTGCCCTGACCCAGCTCGAACTGGCGACTGTGCTTAGCCGTGACAAGCTGGAACAGTTGCGCCGTGAGCAACAAGCGGGCAGCGGAGATGCCAAGGTGCTGGCCGAACAAGAGCGGTTGCTGGCCTCCGAGGTCAAGCAACTGGAGCGCCAACTGGTCGTTCAATCCGCCAGTCATACCCGCCTGCACGCAGGGCTCAAGCAGTCCGGGCTCGACACCAAGAACCTTGCCCAGGAACAGCAGCGCCTGCAGCGTGAGCTGACCAAGAGTATCGCCCAGACCGAACGGCTGGGGCGCGAGCTTAGCCAGGGTAGTCAGCAGGCCGGTGGCTTGCAGGGGGCCATCGGCAGCCTGACTGGGCGTTTGGTAGCGCTGGCAGGTACCTGGTTCGGTATCCAGACCCTTACCACCCAACTGATGGCCATGTTCCAGACTGGCGACCAAGCCGAGCGCCTCGATGTGCAGCTCAAGGCGGTGATGGGGTCGATTGCCGGTGGCAAAGAGGCGTCAGCCTGGATCCAGGATTTTGCCAAGAACACCCCCCTGCAGCTTAGTGAAGTCACCCAGGTATTCGTGCGTCTCAAGGCGTTCGGCATCGACCCCATGGCGGGTGCCATGCAGGGGATTGTCGATCAAGCGTTCAAGTTGGGCGGCGGTTTTGAAGAGGTGCAGGGCATCTCTCTGGCCCTTGGCCAGGCTTGGGCCAAGCAGAAGCTGCAGGGGGAGGAGATCCTGCAGCTGATTGAGCGGGGCGTGCCGGTCTGGCAGATGCTGGAACAGGTGACCGGCAAGAATACCGCCGAGCTGCAGAAGCTCTCTGAGGCAGGCAAGCTGGGCCGCGAGACCATCTCTGCCCTGATGAACGAGATTGCCAGCCAATCGCGCGGTGCGGCTGCCGACAACATGAGTCTGCTCTCCGGGCTTATCTCCAATGCCCAGGACAACCTCGCCAAGTTTTACCGGATGGTGGCAGAGAACGGGGCGCTGGCCTGGCTCAAAAACCAGCTGGCCAACCTTAATGCCGAATTTGAGGTGATGGCCAAGGATGGCCTCCTGCAGGCGTGGGCCAAGCGCCTCTCCGATGGCTTTATCACCATGGGGGAAACCCTCAAGTCACTGATCCAGACCCTCTATGAGTGGCGCACCGCGCTGACCGTGCTGGCTCAGGCTTGGGTCGGCCTAAAAATCGCGGGCTGGATGGGAGATCTGCGCAGCCTCTACGCCCAGTTTATTGCCATGCCTGTGGCTGCAGCGACAGCAGCAGGCGGCATGACGACAGCGGGCACGGCAGCAGCCGGTGCTGCCATCGGGGTCAGGGTGCTGGGCGCTGCCGTTAAGGGGCTGCTGGCCGCCGTGGCGGTCGAGTCCATCATCCAGATCACCCAGTTCGCTTCTGCCCTGCGCCAGCTGGTGCAGGCTGAGCTGGCACTCCGGGAGGCGCAAGGGCTGCGCTCAGAGACTCAGGCCCGCCTCAATGGTCAGTTTGCCGCCCTGTCAACGGAGCTGGGTTTTGCCATCACCAGCATGGCGGATCTCGATCGCCTGGTCGCCGAGGGCAAGGTGCATTACGACGAGGCCACTGGAAGCTGGCGACAAGGCGCTGCGGCCGTTAAAGCGCTGGGGCAGGAGGTCAAGAGCACCCGTGACTATCTGGCCGAGATCAATGCAGTGGCCAAGCAAACCGCCGCCGATGGCCCGGCCAAGTTGGCAAAGGCGTTTGAGGAGTTGGGGCTGGACTTTGAACGGGCCAATGGCCGTATCGGTGAGGGCTTCCAGAAGACCATCGGCGCCCTGGATGTGTTAGTGGCGCACACGGGGGCCAGTAGTGCCGCCATCGAGGAGGCGCTGGCCGCCGCCTACAACAGCGCCAAGACCACCGCCGAGATCGATGCGGTGATCGCGCGTCAGAAGCAACTGGCCGCCCAGGGCAAAATCACCGGGGATGCGCTGGCTCGTTCCATGGCCATCGCCGCTGATGCCATGGCCAAGGTGAAAGGGGGGAGTGGCGATACCAAGCAGGCCGTCGCGGCCATTGGTGATGGCTTTGACGAGGCCGCCGCACGGGCCAAAGGCGCTACTGATGCGATGCGTGCGGGGCTTAAAGGGGTTCAGGATGAAGCCAAACAGACGAATGCCAGCCTCACCAGTAGTGGCGGGGGCGGTGGTCGAGGCGATATCACTCGCACCGTGAATGCCGGTTCCTTCTACTACAAGAGCGTGGATATCAATAGCCTGCGCGGCAATGCTGAAGGGCTGGCCAATACCCTGGCCGGGGTGGAGGAGGAGCTGGCCCGCTACAGCCAGAAGGTCAAAGACATTCCGGCTTACAGCGAGTGGAGCAAGTATTACGGCGAGAAGTTCCAAAAAGAGATGGAGGCGATGCAGGCCCGCCTCAAAGAGGAGCTCAACAAAGCGTTGGCCAAAGAGAGTGCCAAAACCAATCAGGCCGCCACCCAGCCACCAGTCACAACTGTAGCGCCATCTACCCCCAGCGCCAACCCCCTTGGGACACGCAGACCCTTGTCCGAGCGGATCACCATCGAGCTCAAAGGGGCAGGGGGCTCGGCCGAACTGCAGGCCGATGAGGCCAATGCGAATGCCCTGATTTCCCTTCTTAAACAGCAAGGACTTCGCCAATGAACGTGACCTTAAACAGCGTGCTGCTGCCAGATGATCTGGTCTGGCGCGACGAGTTCGAGTGGGCGCCGGTCGAGCAGGTGGTGACCCCGACCTTGAGCGGCGCTCTGTTGGTGGAGGAGACCGCCAAGCCCGAGGGGCGGCCGCTGACCCTGAGCGGGCATTGCTCCCGCGCCAAGGTGCAGGAGCTCAAGGTGCTGGAGGCACAGGTGGCCCGGCTGATGACGTTGACCCTGCTCGATGGCGTGGCCCGCACCGTGATGTGGCGCCGCCCTGGCGTGGTGGCCATGCCACTGATCGAGATGGCCGACCCGGAAGGGGGCGACCCCTATGCCTTGACCCTGAATCTCACAGAGGTAACCCCATGACCATTCTATCTGGCGATATCGTGTTGTTGGCCAGCCAGCGCCTGGTTGATACCGATGACGGCGGTGGTCGCATCACTGGCCGCGAGATCATCAGCGGCAACCATAACAGTCTGTTCCCTGACGTCAGCGACATGGATCGGGCCTATGGCACTGTGAATATGCGCAAGGCGTTTCTGGCGGTGCAGACGGACGACACCGATACCTACTATGGCGCCAATGCCATGGTATTGCTGCCGCCCAGTGATCCCAGTGTCAACCTGACGCTGATGACCACCAAAGACCACAACGACACCAGAGGCAACGCCCGCAACACCCTGGAGCGCTATCAGGCCAGAGGCCCGAAGTGGCAAGGGGTGCTCTACGATACCCAGTTGGAAGGGCAGCGGGCGATCCGCATCCTGCAACGCATTGAGGTACGGTTGCCGGAGGTCGGGGAGGTGCTGGTACTGGTCGGCAACGAAGGGAAGGGGAACGAGGTTGAGCAGTATGTACGGGTTGACCGGGTAACCGCCGAGCTGCGCAAGTTTGGGGTGGCTGGCTACCAGGGCGAGTTCACCCGCAACGTGGTCACCTGCGTGATCACTGACCCGCTGCGCCACACCTTTGAAGGGGAGCAGCCCAGCCCCTATGACCAGGCAACCACCAAGACCACCCTGCGGGAAACCGTGGTGGCCGATGCCGCCAACTACTTTTCGACCACCAAGCTGGTCGCGGATGCGGCGCTGGGTGCAATGCGGGTGCAGGCCAAGACCATTTTCACCCAGCTGGTACCCAGTGCCCGCAGTGAAACCCCAGTGGTGGATCTGACCGCTGCCGGTGAGCTGGGCGCCCTGCTGGAATCCGGGGTGGGCAGTCCCCACACCTTCACCACCACCTCACCGGTCAGCCCCAGTCAGGGGCTGTTCCTGGGGATTGGTGCCATGCCGGGCAGCGTATCGGTCACCATCGGTGCGGCAGTGATCACCGACAAGGGGGGCGAGCTGTTCCTGGTCGGTACCGTGGTGGGGGCTATCGACTACGGACGCGGCCTGCTGACCTTCAACAGCCAGTGCCCGAACTATGGCGCGGCCAGCAAAACCGTGAGCTTTCGCCCGGCAGTGATGCCATCGCGCATCGCTGACACGGCCCAGATCCAGATCGCCGCCAACAACCGGGGCTATGCCTACACCGCGACCCTGCTGCCCACCCCTTGCCCCGGTTCGCTGACCGTCAGCTATCTGGCCCAGGGCAAATGGTACGACCTGAAAGATAACGGGCGCGGGGAGCTGTTTGGCCAGGACAAATCCTATGGCTCTGGCCTGCTCAACTTCACCACCGGATCTGTGGTGCTGACCCTGGGGGCGCTGCCGGATGTGAACAGCTCGATCATGTTCAGCTGGGGTACCAAGGTCTCTTACCTCAACCGCGCCAGCATGGTGCTGGATCCGGTGCAGCTGACCCATAAGCTGGCCCATGAGGGGATCACCCCCAATAGTCTGACCCTGACCTGGCAAGCCGGAGGCGCGACCAAAACCGCCATCGACAACGGGGCTGGCCAGCTGACCGGTGATGCCACCGGCACCATCAATTATGTGACCGGCGATCTGGCCCTGCGGGTGGCAACCCTGCCCGATGGCGGCCAGGAGTACCAGGTTGTTTACCAGTACGGCGACCCGGACTCCCAACGCTTTGACTACCCGGCCCGCAATCAGGACGGGACGATCACCCTGCAGCTGACCAAGCAGAACCTGACCCCCAGGATGGTTTCAGTACGCTGGAATGCCCTTTATGAGGAGGTGAAGGACGACACCGAACTGGTGATCGCTACCCGTGACCCGATCATCAGTGTGCGCGACAACGGCGCGGGCAAGCTGCTGGATGCGGCAGGGGTGGAGCGGGGTACCGTCAACTACACCACCGGCCAGATCACCATCAAGCCGGATGGCCAGGGCGGCATTCCGAAAACCCGCTATGAGTGGCGCACCATCGGCACCTATGGCGATGGCCACGGCAACACCATTGCCCGCCAGCGCTGGACACTGGTGGAAATCTACTATGTGCAGGCGGCGTACCTGTTCCCGGTGGACGACAGTGGTTGGGTCGAGGTGGAGTACCGCAGCAACAATGCAAGCCAAGCGGGCCAAGACACCGTGAAGGCCACCCCGCTGGTGCTGGATATCACCCCGCGCAACGGCGAGGCGATCCTGGCCAACTCAGTGCGCTTTGCGCTGGGCGGGTCTGTCTATGTGGACAGGCAAGGGATCCTCTATCGCAACATCGACCCCGCCACTGGAGCCGGTGAGCAGGCCGGGACACTGGATTACGCCACCGGCAAGGCGACCGTCACGGTCTGGAACCCCGGCGCGGCGCCCGTACCATCCCTGAGCTCGCTGGTCACTAGCCTGGTGGCCCAGACGGTGGACGAGGTGACATTCAGGACGCCGGGGGCACCCATTGCGCCATCCAGCCTCTACCTGAGTGGCAACACCGCAGACGGGCGCCGGTTCGAGGTGACCGCCAACGGCGATGGCACTATCACCAGCCAGGATGTAACCGGCAAGGTGGACTATCAGACCGGGGTGGTATCGGTGCGCTTTGGCCGCTCGGTGACGGCTGCAGGCAACGAGGGTAAACCCTGGTTTGACCCCGATATGGTGGTCGATGGCAAGATCTGGCGCCCCTTGTCGGTGGTGGCTGACACCATCCGGTTTAATGCGGTGGTGTATAGCTATCTGCCGCTCGATGCGGATCTGATCAAGCTGGATCCGGTGCGCTTGCCATCCGATGGCCGGGTGCCCTTCATACGCAATGGTTACATCGTGGTGGTGCATTCCACCAAGCGCAGCGCCTTCCCTATGGGGGTGCAGGCCGGGCTGCAGCTCAACACCGGGCGGGAACGGCTGGCCTATTGCCGGGTAGAGGATAAGAACGGCAAGGAGCTGGCGCCGCAGCTCTACAGCGTCAACATGAATAGCGGGGTAGTGACCTTGGCCAGCCCGCTGAGCCTGACCGGCTATGTGGAGCCGCTGACTGTGGTTCACCGGGTCGAGGATATGAGCCTGGCCACCGATGTGGAGATCTCGGGCCGCATCACCCTGGCACGTCCCCTCAGTCACAACTATGAGGCGGCGGATACCCTGGTCTCCAGCGCCCTCATTATCGGTGACCTGTGGGCCCGCTATGGGGCGCTGTTCGACCAACGCACCTGGACAAATAACTGGTCTGATTTTCTGATTGGCGACCCCTGCACGGCGGAATACAACGATACGGATTTCCCTATCATGGTGACCAACCGGGCCACCCTGCAAGAGCGCTGGGCCATCATCTTCCAGACCACCACCACGTTTATTTTGGTCGGCGAGCATGTGGGCCAAATTGCGGTGGGGGACGTGAATACCGACTTTGCCCCCATCAACCCCAACAACGGCCAGCCCTATTTCAGGCTTGACCGCCGTGGCTGGGGGGCCGGGTGGGCTGCGGGCAACGTGCTGCGCTTCAACACCTACGCCGCCAATTACCCGATCTGGTTTATCCGCACCATCTTGCAGTCGGTGGCAGCGGTAGATACCGACCGTTTCGAGGCCCAGCTCAGGGGCAACGTTAACCGTTAACCGGTGAGGCGTTGCGCCTTGCCCGTGGAGAGAAAAGTGATGGCTGAATACAAGGTCAAATGGTTTGCAAGCGAGATGCAGGGCGCCCCGAGTTTGGGCGATACCGCAGAGGGCGCCCTGGCGGTGCTGGTCACCGGCTTTGGTAGCCTGACCATCAACGCGCTGGCTTTCGATGCCGCCAAGGGGTGGGCGGTGGCGACCTTTACCGGTGGGCATGCCTATCTGCAAGACTCAGTTGTCCAGGTCGAGGGGGTATCGCCTGCTGCCTACAACGGCGAGCATCGGGTGATGCAGGTCACCGCCACTCAGGTCTGGTTTGAGATTGACGGCGGCAACCCCGGTGCTGCCGGTTCTGGCGCAGCCATGACCATGAAGGTGGCGCCGCTGGGCTGGACGATCACCCATGAGAGCGGGGACGGGAAGATCTTTATCGTGCGTCCCACCAATGTCAGTGAGTCGGGCAATGTATCGTGGCGAATTGATAACAGCGCATTCACTGGATGGACGGGCTCTAACCAGTATGGGTTTGCCTCCTATCTGGCCAAGATCACCATGGTTGAGGATGTGGTGGATATCAACACCTTTACCACTGTCTATGACCATCGTTGGCCTGCGACCCAGCGCTATACGGCAAAGACCTGGGATCTGATAGGCGATAGCCAGTTCTTTTACTGGCTGCCGAGCATTGGCAACTACAGCTATCAAACCGTCTATTGCACCGGTTACATCCGTTCAGTCAGACCCGGTGATCGTTACCATGCCGTCCTGTGCCATTACTTCACTACGGCGGCAAATTCCAACGAGTCAAACTGGGGTAACCGGGATGCGAGCGGTGCCGCTTATTGGGGCACAACACTCACCACGTTCAACACCACCGATCAACGAGCGATTGCTCGCCCATATCATCAGTTGTTTGGCACAACATCATGGTGGATCAAGGGCATGTTTGCCCGTTTCGGTGTGGGGTTGGCTGTACCAAACGGCCCAGATAACGGATTTTATCTCTCTACCGACCCCTGCATGGTGCTGGAGAATGGCAACCATCTGCGTGGGTATATGCCGGGGTTTGTCGTGCCATACGGTGATATCGGCGGCTGGCATCGTAAAAACTTTGGCGATTTGCCAGCGCTGCCTGGCAAGAAGGTGCGCTTCATTCGTGGGCTCTATCAGGTGAATGTCTACAACTCCGATCCGCGCTCACTGATTGGGTTCGATATCACCGGCCCCTGGAGGTAAGCGATGGTAACGCTGTATGACACTATCAAGGCGGCCAGCCCTATCGCGTTTTGGCCGCTAATAGATAACAAAGACCATAGCGGCAACAATCGGCATCTGGTGGCGCATGGCTCCCCCGCTTTTGGTATGCCGCCCATGAATGGTGATTTATTGCCGTCCATGCAATCTGGTAACACCGATGCGGTATTGCGTATTGAGCAGTCAACGCTACCAAAAATAGTGTCGATAGAGGGGGGGTTCAGATTGGCGGGCGCCAAGGGGCCAAACATCTACAGCACAGTATTTGGGGTAAATCAGCCGTTAACCGGTTTCAATAACCGTTACATCATGATTTACCACGACACCCTTGGATTTTGTTCCTATCAAAATATCTCGCCAGCAGGTCAGACTGTCACCTATCCATCTGTCAAAACGTGGGCGTCATTATCATCAGGCCCCAGGGCGAGATCGCGAACGCTTTTTGAGCGAACCATTGGGTTTGACCGCCGTCCCAGGCTGTGATCTTATGCTCTCTTTTCGGAGAGCCACTTCATGTCCATCGACGCCTTCTCTAAGCACTTTGCCGAGCTCCAAGACCCAAGGCAAACCGCCAAAGTGGCTTATCCCTTATTTGATGTGCTGTTTCTGACGCTCTGTGCTGTTATCGGTGGTGCTGAAGGATGGCAGGATATTGAGGACTTTGGTGACGCCCATCTAGACTGGTTCCAGAAGCGCCAGCTCTTCCTCAATGGCATGCCGGTTGATGACACGATTGCCCGCGTCATTTCCCGGCTCGACCCATTGCAGTTTCAGCATTGTTTTCTCAGCTGGATGACATCGGTAAGTCAGCGCAGTAACGGCGACGTTATCGCCTTGGATGGAAAGGTGTTGCGAGGCTCCTATCACCGTGATGACAGGGCTTCAGCCATCCATATGGTCAGTGCGTTTGCCTGTGCCAATGGTGTCGTGCTAGGCCAGGTGAAAACCGATGCTAAATCCAATGAGATCACAGCAATCCCGGCGTTGTTGTCGTTGTTGGATATCAATAATTGCCTGATATCGATTGATGCGATGGGCTGCCAGACAGCCATTGCGGCTCAGATTATCGAGCAAGGCGGTGATTACTTGTTGGCCGTCAAAGGTAATCAAGAGCGTTTGTCGAATGCGGTGCGTGAGGCGTTCAAGCCAGTGTTGGCAGAGCAGCATATCGCCAGTATCGAGCAAAACCGGGGAAGAGTTGAAGTGCGGCAATATCATGTGCTGCCGGCCGAGGAGGTAGCCCGCCATTTTCCTGAGTGGAAAGGGCTGCGAACACTGGGGGTCGCCGTTGGCTACCAGCAAAAGAGCAAGGGTGAGGTGTCATTGGAGCATCGTTACTACATCAGCTCAGCCCCTTTGGAGCGAGCCACTTTTGCGAATGCGGTACGCAGCCACTGGGGGATAGAAAACCAGTTGCACTGGGTCTTGGATGCCACCATGAAAGAAGATGCCTGCTCTATTTATCGGGGTGATGCCGCCGAGATACTGGCTACAGCAAGGCATATGGCACTGAACATGCTCAGAGCAGAAGAAGGAAAGCGAGTTAGCATCCGCCGTAAGCAGAAGATAGCCGCCATGAACAGCGACTATCTCGAACAGGTAATTTTGTCAGGGATAAGAGCGGCGAACAAATAATGAGCATTCATGCTCTTGCCCTGCATCAGGCCCGCATCATGTGGTGATGCAGTACGAGGTAGCCAGCAACAGTACCAAAATTTATATAGATGGGGTGCTGGATGCCGGTATGACGGTGCCCTTTGATGTGTTTATGCAGTTGGCCAATACCTTTCTGGTTATCGGTGGGTATTACTACAACGGAGGTGCAAGCGGTAACTGCCAGCTGGCCCATGTGGCGATTTATGGCAGAGAGCTGACCCAGGCAGAGATAACAGATCGCCAATCTTTTGCCATTGGCGAACCTGTTTTTAAGCCGCCGGTAAGAATGACGGCAGTGGCTGCCAACCAGGAGCTTCGCAGCCAATTCCAGCCGCAAGATGTAGCTTGGCGCGGCACCCCGCCGATGTGTGCCGGGCCGCTTAATCTCCAGCAACAGACCCAGTACCCGCTCTGCAAGGGGCGGGATTACTTCTGGATCCGCGATGGGGTGCGCAACGTGGAGCAGGGGTTTATTGAAAGCACGGTGACTATCAGCGGGATGGGAGTGCGGCGCCGGGTACTTTGCTTTACCCAAGATGGCGAATTGGTTGGCGAGACCTACAGCCGCGCAGCGGATGGGGTCTATCGGTTCGATCTGCTGTGGCTTAATCGCCGTTATATGGTGGTTGCCCAGGATGACCCTGCATATGGCCCTGCTGACTATAACGCCGTAGCCGCCGACTATCAGGCGCCAAAGCCCTATCCGCCTGGTGGTGGCGTGGCGCCCGAGCCTTTCCCCATGATTGCCCTGTTCAAGAGGAAATGACCATGATCTCCTATGCCGAAGGGCTGCGCACCAGTCGCGCCCAGCTATTGGCCACGGCTATTGATACAGGCAGCGGGGCGAGTGCCAAGCTGACCATCTACACCGGCACCAAACCGCCGCCGGGGGCGGCCACGACTGACCAGCTTGCTCTGGTGGCGCTGACGTTCAGCCACCCTTGCGCCAAGACGATCAGCGGCGGGGTGCTGACCCTGAAACCCCTGGCCGAACAGATGGCCACTGGCAGCGGCGCCCCCACCTGGGGACGCATTGTTGACCGGGACGGGGCCTTTGTGGCGGATCTCGATGTCGGGGTGCCGGGCAGTGGCGCCGATCTGGAGCTGCCCGCAGCGGAGTTTTTTGCCGGTGCGCTGATCCGCATTAATACCGCCACCATCACTGAACCGTAACCGGGGGGCCATATGGCCAGAAAGGATGCCAGCCTGGCGCTGCGTAAGGCTCGCAGCATCAATGGCCAGCTGGAGCTGAACCAGTCCGACGTGGTGCGCCTGGTCGGGTAATGACTCCAATCAGTTGAAGTGGTGCCTTTCGATAAAGGCACCAATCACTTTCTCGTGGAGCTCAACGGAACGAGAGAAGCAGATGGTCTTGCGAGCCAATCGCTTGATGCGCGTTCTGAGCGTCAGGTTGTTACGCTCGATACGCTGGGTGAATATCTTCCCGGTCAGATGCATCTCGTTCGGCACCTCTCTGGCATAGCCTCCCCAATCATCACTGGTGATAAAGCCTATCTGGAACGGAGAAAGCAGGCTCAGCAACCGACGGCATGTCTCATCGTTGCGTGGGCCAAAGGTATATGCCACGACTCGTTTTCTCTTGGTATCAAAGGCATACCAAAGCCAATGTCGATGCTGTTTATTGCCGACATAGGCCCACTGCTCATCAAGTTCACAGATAAGCGCCACGTCATCGAGCACCACCTTTTCGGAGGTTACTTGCCTTGGGGTGAGTTTTTTAGGGCACGTATGACGGTGTTGATGCCAATCTTGAGGACGCGAGCAGTATCACGAACACCTGAGCCGTTGAACGCCATATCAACAATCTTGTCTTTGACGCCAGGCTTGCGGGCTTCATAGGTGTAGGTGAGCTGAAACACGTGCGGACAGACGGGGCAACGATAGCGAACATGGCCGGAAGGGGTCTTGCCATGGCGATATACGTGGTCAGAGTTGCAACGAGGGCAGTGAACGGGGATGGATGCCATGAAGCTATGAGTCTCAAAGGCACCCATCATATCAGCTCAACCGATCGGAGGCATTACCCCTGGTCGGTATCCTTAACGGTACCAATATGCCGCCGCGCCTGAGTGCGTCACCGGGTCTGGTACTCGCATCGGTATTGGCTGGCGCCCCGCATCGTTCCAGCGCGATGCTGGACGGCTCAGTGGTGCTTGATGCGGTGCTTGCCAGTCATACCCATAGCCGGGGTGAGCTGGTTGGTGAGTTCGTCATTGAATGCACCATGGCCAGCACATCCAGAGCCCCGTTGCCTGTGCTCGCCGGGCAGTATGACCAGAACGTATTCCGGGGCCCAGCCAGTGCAATGGGGGATATTTGGGATCGGGCAGATAGCCATTCCCAGGCCCTCAGTAGCGAATGGCAGAAGGCAGGCACCGAGCGGGCAACCAGCCGCGCCCTGTGGCAACAGGCCGCCGCGCATCAGCAGCAGGTGGCTGAGCTGGGCGAACAGATGCCCCAGACGTTTATGGCCAATCAACAGCGCTTTGCCGAGGGGTTGCCGGTCAGCCAGCAGAACCGCCAGGGCTATGACAGCCTGGCCGCTGGCCATGTGGCGAATCAGTCCCTGTGGGTTGAGGCGGCGCCGGTTGGCAGCTGGAGCCTGGTCGGGTTCACCAACCCGCCGCGCTTTGACAAGGCTTGGCAGGCTGACCAGTGGCAAGAAGGCATCCCCATCGGTAAAGGGGTAGCTGCTCAAGCCTGGCACCACGGCAAGCCGCTGATAGAGGGCTGGCGTGATGGCTGGGATGAGGCCATGTGGCCATCCAAGGGTAAGACGCCGCCGCCAGAACCACCCAAACCACCGATTCGCCCCGATAAGCGGGTGTTGCGGCTGGCGTTTGGTCGCGAGCGGGGCGAGGCAGAGCTGGAGTTCGTCTGGCAGGGCAGTGATGCGGCAATTGTCATTCCAACCCGGAGGGTTTATCTGGTGAGCAATACAGCAAAGATCGTGCGGGCACGCGATGGGCTCGATATCCCTGCCACAGCGGTGAGTATCGAGCTCGATACCGACTCTTGGGCATGGCAGTTCAGCGCCCAGATCCCCCGTATCGCGGCGGCTGCACTGACCGATGAGGAAGAGGTCAGCATTCATATCAACGGTCAGCAATGGGACTGCGTGTGCGATGGTTGGCAATCGAGCCAGAGCTTTGGCCGCGAGTCGGCAACGCTGACCGGCCGCTCGCGTACCGCTTATCTCTCACCGACCCATGTATTGACACAGGCGGTGAGTGAGCGTGCTGCAGCGACCATGGCCCAGCTGGCAGCCGCCGTATTGCCCGTGGGGTGGACGTTGGATTGGCAAGCGGCTGACTGGTTGGTGCCTGCCGGGTTCTTTAGCCTGGATAACCAGACCCCGATCGAGGTAGTCAGATACCTGGCCGAGGCGGCCGGTGGCTTTGTGCTGCCACACCAGCGCAACCGTCATCTGGTCATCAAACCGCGTTATCCCACCGCCCCATGGCAGCTCGATACTGCTGTGGCCGATGTGGCGATCCCCCGCGCCATCATCACCACCCTGGGCAGTGACTTCCAGCCGGGTCATGCCGCCAACGGGATCTGGGTGACTGGAGGCCACCAGGGTATCAGTGCGCGGGTTGTGCGCCAAGGGACGGCTGGCGAGCAACAAGCGCCGACCATCACCCACCCGCTGGTATGTGATGTGACGGCAGCCCGTGCCCAAGGAGTGGTGGGGCTGGCCAAGACCATGCCCAAGCGTACCCAGACCATCGAGCTGCCGTTGTCTGCTGATACCGGGCTGATCCTGCCTGGCGCATTGCTCGCCGTGGACGGTTGGAAGGGTTACAACCGGGGCGTCAGGGTCTCTGCTGCGCTGCAGAACAGGGCCATGACGGTGCGCCAACAACTAAGTGTGGAGCGATTTGTATGAACCTGTTTAAGCGATTTCTTGAACTGGTACCCGGCGCTGATCCCTTGCTGGTCGGTACCGTGACAGCAGTAGGTACCACGACCACCACTCTCAGCGCGTTGGCGGGTGGAACGGTCACAGTACGGGGCACCGGGGTAGCCATCGGCAAGAAGGCGTTTTACAGGGGAGGGGAGCTGGCAGGAGAGGCACCGGATTTACCGACCTACGAGATAGAGGTTTAATGCCGGTTTAACGGGGTTATCAAACTAAGTGATTTCGGTGCCACCAAGTTTGATAAACTGCTGGGCCGGTAGCTTTTCATTTTCCCCGTAACTCTTTTTCATTTTCGGCGGCGGGCTACACATTGGTCACTTCTTCGGTGAGCAGCTGTTTCGGCGCCCGGATTCGAAGATCTTCCGTCGCGACTATCTGGATAAGACCCACGCCTTCTACGCCCGTCACGGGGGAAAGACCATCATCATCACCCGTTTCCTGCCGATTGTGCGCACCTTTGCCCCCTTCGTGGCGGGCATGGGGGCCATGACCTATCCGCGTTTCCTCGCCTTTAACCTGGTGGGGGGATTGTTGTGGGTGGCGAGCTTCGTCTACGCCGGCCACTTCTTTGGCAACCTGCCGGTGGTGCGCCACAACTTCACCCTGCTCATCTTCGGCATCATCGGCATCTCCTTGTTGCCCATGGTGATGGGGGCGGTGCGGGCCAGAGCCGCGGCGCGGACCTGA